GAATGGAAAAATCTCTATAAGAGACATGAATTACTACAACAAGTCGGATTTGGAGGCACTTAAAACTCAAATGGGAATTTCAAGTGAGGAAAATGTGATCTATTCATTCAACCCATTTGTACAGAATTCTCTTTTAAAGGAGTTCTCTTTCAACGTAAAATTGTCTGATGCGGTTGCAAACATGGTAATAAATCAGGCCAATAATCAAATGGAACCGAGTTCTTCCGGAGTATTTATCCCTGACCGGTATTCCTTTCCTGAGAGCAGAGATCTTCTTTTAAGTTCGTTGAATAAAGATAAATTCACCAAATCATCCAATACCGTTGACTCGAATGTTTCTGGAAATAGTTGGAAAAAGAAGAGTGATCCGCCTCAAAACATAGATGAAAAAGCTATGGCGTTCACAAAAACACTGGATGAAAATAGAAAACAAGTCTCACGTTTAATACTTCCGGGAGATTCTGGAAAAGCCAAACTAAGACAGATTTTAAATGACGAATCAGCCGCGTTCTCGGAATACAACACGCCTCCTATACCAGGGGTAAGAGTGGAATTTTCGTTGTTGGGAATCGCCGGATTTAAGACGTTTCAAGTCATTGATGTAGAAAATTTACCGAAACCTTATGAACGTGGAAAGGTAGTTTTTCAAATCGTGGATGTAAAACATAGTGTAACTATGGAAGGATGGACGACCCAAGTTTCTTCTGTAATTAGGCCGGTTAAATCTTTAGAACTCATACAAAAATGAAATCCGACTTCATTAAAAGATACGAGAAACTTAATTCTTTTCCGTATGATTTTGTTTTTGCAGAAGAATTCCAACCTTCTCCGACTGAATCCGACTATAAACTTGGAGAAATCGAAAGATTTTTCCTAACGAAACACAGTGGGGAAATTACCGAAGTAGGCAGAGTAAATTACAAATCTTCGTCACCGATCATTTACACCAAAACGGAAATTCGGTGGATAATCGTTGGAGAAAAATCCGAGGTCTATAGAAAGAATTTAAAGACGATAAAAAAAGTAGGATTGGAAGATAAGTTAATAAATCCTCTGCAATTTTATAAATCTGAAACAAGTTGACGGTTTTACGATTCAACTCTACCATCAATATAATGGTAGTATTGGATACAAATACGTATAGAGAATTCATAACCGAAATAACCGGTAGGAATGTGTTCATTGATTATGTTTTAGAAAAACAATCAATTCACACTGCGAACAACTCTCCCTTGGTGGTTTTTGTAAAGAATACTAAGTCTGACACGACCTACGTAATAAATCTTGGCCACAACGACTTATCCTCTGTAAAGCTGGATTACAAGAAGGTCATAGAACTGATTTTGAAAACGGTTTCGACCGCGTTCGTTGTTAATAAAAAGCGATTCATTAACTTGTTCAAAGATAAAAATGTCAAAGACGTGTTGATAGCTGACTTTCAATCCGGTTATGAAATACCGGAGCCAGAGCACTTCGACACCGCTGCTCACCAACTTTTCCACAGAAAATTCAGTGAAAACTACGCTGACATCAACCGTATAATTCCGATGTCAAAACACGTAGAACGGTTTGAAAATGTCTATAAGTTCTTTAAAGAAAGTATCGATGATTTTTCAGAAGATGAGTCTTTTGTTCAGTTGAACGGAATAATTACAGAGACGCTTAGCGAAGTGGAGTGTAACGGAATGCACATAGATGTTGAACTGTTCAACAAATACTTCGCTGGTAGAGGAATAACTGAGTCTAATCCGATGGTTTACTCGGAATACAATTTATTTACATCTACTGGCCGACCAAGCAATCGTTTTGCTAAAGTCAATTATGCAGCGTTAAATAAAGAAAATGGGTCACGGAGTGCGTTCACCTCTCGTTTTGGAAACGATGGAGTTTTATTTGGTGTGGATTATCGAGCATATCATCCTCACATAGTTGCCAACCTCATAAATTTCAAATTAAGTTTAGATGTGGATATTTATGAATTTTTTGGAAAGTCTTACTTCAATAAGCAATCACTCACGGAAGAAGATATAAAAAAGTCTAAAAACCTGACTTTCCAAAATTTCTATGGGGGTATTCGCCCTGAGTATTTGTCTATTGAATTCTTTAAGAAAACTAACGACTACATAAATCACCGTTGGGATTTCTTTGAAAGAAATGGGTATGTCGAAACACCTGTGTTTAAACGTAGAATAACCGAGAATCATATTTCGGAACCGAACCCAAACAAACTGTTTAACTATCTCCTCCAAGCCGCCGAAACAGAGTTTTCCATTCAATCCATAGGTAGGGTCAATGACTTTTTAAGAAAGAGAAAATCGAAGGTCATTTTATATACTTACGACTCAATATTGGTTGATATGTTCAAGCCGGAGTCGGAACAAGAAATCCAAGAGATAGCCAAAATAATGGTAGATAATCAGTTTCCTGTGAAAGTGTATGTGGGAAACAATTATAATGATTTATGTGAGATTAAACCCACTATTTGATATTTATATTAAGTAACGTGGAATCGTGCATACTATTGATTCAATTTTATCGGAATGGTCGCTGAAATCTGAGACGGGCATAATAGATCCAAAGGATTTAGATTGCTTGTATTCTATACTAGAGTCCAACATCCCAGACCAAGCTATTGTAGATGAGGTTTTTAAAAATTACAACAATTTAGTAAACGAATTGACTATCCGTGACGACACTGGAAAAGATTTATCATTGACGCTTAAACAGTCTTTCATAGATAAATTAAGAAAAATAGAACCGAGCTGGGCGGAAGGTTTGTCGGAGGGCGATGAAATAGTTCGCCAATCAACAACAGTAACCGATGGGGAAAAAGTAAAAATAGGCAGCACGTCCCTGTCCAGAGCAAATTCCCCCGGAGATACTTCGTGGATAATAGCCAGCAAACCGAACTTGGTTTTCTACATAGATTTTTCTACCGAAGTTGGAACGTTGTTGAGACGTTCCTCCAAAAAATCCGAAAAGTTACAATCGACGGATACGGAAGCGTTACATGAATGTTTTTTCGTTGTTGCGCTTGCTTCACAAATAGACTCCCAAGGTCAATCAGCAGGGCTTAATGGAGTAGATTCGATTTCTTCACTGATAGGATTGATGGATACGACTAATATAGTCATAAAAGACAAGGAAAAGATTCGCCACGTATTTTTGTCAAGAATAGGTGAATCCGCATTTTCTTCCGAGGTCAATCTAAGAAAGTTGGATGCACAGAAATGTGCTGAAGCGACTTATCAGAAAATCTCGACCACTTATAAGACTCCTTCCTTTGATTACGTCACTCGTGTATTTGAGGGGTCAAACGGAAAGAAAGTAGTCGCCGATGCGTCCATAAAGATATCTGGAGAGATATTGAGCATTTCTCTAAAATACAAAAAGGGTCAGTTGAACAACTTAAAGTGCGCAACTGTCTTAGATAATCTTTTTGGAATCAAGATGGAAGAAAAGACTTTCATGGATGCCATATATCGGTTTGATTCGGAAAAAATAGACCAATTGCTTAAGTATTTCATCATAGGAATAAATTTGGTGTTGCCTCCAAAAGATAAAAAACACTATATAGACGAGAGAACTGTGACCTATCCTATGTTCAAGAAACATCTCTCTAAGGATGAATATTATCCTTTGGCATATACAACCATATCAACGGAATTGGCGAAGAAAGACAAAGATGCAGCGGACTTTTTGGAAAAATATAAGAAATTGAAGGTTGCGAATTTGTCAAACACGATAAGCCGTTACATTGAATCCAAGAAGACGGAAAACCACAATTTTTCTAAATTCTTAACATACATATTGAGATGTGAACCTGACAGAAGTTATATGTATGTCGGAGATAGCGGAAAGTCTATATACACAATTCCGTCTCAACAGACATTGTTAGAAAAACAACTGAGGGTCACAGTGGAACCAAAATCCGCAGTCGATTATAACGCTGCGGTAAAAGTGTATGTTGATGAAAATTTGGCATTTGAATTTGATATCAATTTTAGATGGACAAAGTCACAGTGGGTCGGAGATATGAGTCAGGTCGGAAAGAATTTGAAGGCATACGAAATAAATTGGGAATAATATGAACATCATAGAAAAATTCATAAACAAGTTGTCTCTTGATGAACGTATATCTGATGGAATTTTTAATCCAGAGGTAAACGAACATTTGGATATTTTTCAAGAATATTTGGAAAAGATGGGTGCGTCCACGGAAGAGGCGATGGATGTCCGAAATAGAATGATGGAAGGAAAATATCCAGAACGTCAGGCTTACAATGCCAATGGAATCTTGGTTACATTTCCTACTCCGGAATATAAACAACGGGCCATCAAACGGGGGACTCACTTTGAAAAGAACCCAAAAAAGTTGGCACCTAATGTAAGTTTTGACGACAAACCCGCAAAACCAGAACCAACACCAGAGAAGGAACCGGAACCAAAGAAGGAGCCTGAACCAAAAAAAGAGCCAGAACCTAAGAAAGAACCTGAGCCAGTCGCTCCACCGGAACCACCTAAACCAACTTTGCCACAACCAACTGTAGGAATACCGGTTTTGGTTTTGCCTCCGGGAGAATTAAAGAAGCGAGATGACGCGGAAGTTAAAAAGGCTCAAGAAGAGTATATAGAAAAGATTCTCACAAGCGAATCCCGTTCCGTGAAGTTCACGTTGGAAGAAGCAAAAAATAATGGGTTCTACAACAAAGGAGTTAGTTGGTATGATTCAAACGGCACTTTTGTTGGAGTAATGTGTTATGAAGAATCATCAAAAACTTGTTTTATAGTTTAATGAGAACTCAGCTTCTGTGCACATTTTCGGATAGATCAGCGTGCAATGTAACGCTCTCTTCCATAAATAAATTCTATAAACTGTCTGACGGAAAGTTCTTTATTTTTGAAGATTGCAAAAACCCGACTACGTTGTTGATAACCTACAATGTGTTTATAGATGGACAATCCAGAGCTAGGTTGCCAATGACAATCTCCATCCATAGGAAAAAACAGACCAACACTTTGTATACGTTGAACGCACTCAACAAGATAGTCATGGAAGAAAACGCAGGCGTGCTGGACAAGAACTTTCAAATCGATTGGGAGATATACAAGAACTGTTTGATAATAACTTCCGACGACGGTTACAGAATCATAGACCTTCAGTTGATTGATATAATTAAGTCGTAACGTGTTTTATGAAGGGGTCATACTATTTATTAGTATGACAAATAATATAACTAAGGTTAAGTATAAAGGACAGGAATATGAATTTAATTTTGATAAAACCGGGGATTACCCTTACATCGTCTGTGATTGTAGAAGGAAATATTTTAGGGCGTGCAAAAAGTGTGGAGAAAATATATTTTATGGATTAAAAACCGATTTAATTCGTAGGTTGAGTGGGAACTGTATGGCGTGTAGAGACTTCTCTGGAAAAAATCATCCGATGTTCGGTAGAAAACACAGCGAATTAACCAAGGATAAACTCCGAAATTATAGAAAAGGGACTATACTTTCCGAAGAAACAAAACAAAAAATACGTTTAAAAATGAGTGGAAAAAATCATCCATTTTTCGGAAAAAAACACACCAAAGAAACTAAAGAAAAAATAAGCAAAGCCAATTCAGGAGAAAATTCAGCGTGTTTTGGAAGAACTGGAGAATTACATCCATTCTTTGGCAAACATCACACTGAATCGGTTAAACTTAGAATAAGTGAATCGAACTCCGGAAAACGGACTGGCATAGAAAATCCTGCGAAAAGAAAAGATGTAAGAACCAAAATAAGAACGTCACACAATAAACGTCGTGAATCTTTATATTGTGGGCAATCTTCTCCAAATTTTAATGTGGATGCCTGTAATTATATGGATATGTTAAACAAAACACACGGATGGAATTTAGTTCATGCGATGAACGGTGGAGAATTCTATATAAAGGATTTGGGGTATTGGGTGGACGGGTATGATAAAGCCAGAAATATCGTAGTGGAGTATGATGAACCAAGACACTACAAAAATGGAGAACTAAAAGACAGCGACGTGATTCGTCAGAATGAAATAATCGCACATCTAAACTGTGAGTTTTATAGATATGATTTCTCTAAAAAAATCTTAATTAAAATAACTTCCAATTGAACGAATCTCTCTGTAAGATGATACTTATTAGAAGATAAGACATTACTTAACCTGTAGTTAACAATTGACTTATTTACTAATTAACAGTTAAACACATAAAACATTATGCCGCTAAATATTGATAGAATCAAGAGCCGTTTGAGCTCCCTCTCAAACACAAATTCAAAATCAACCCTCATTTGGAAACCAAGTCCAGGAAAACAGGTTGTTCGTATTGTCCCTTACAAGTTCAATGTGGAAAATCCGTTTATTGAATTGAAGTTCCACTATGGATTAAACGGAAAGACCTATCTCTCTCCAGACAGCTTCAATCGTCCTGACCCAATCGTTGAGTTTAGCAATAAGCTCAAGAAGTCCGGTGACAAAGAAGAGTGGAAGTTTGGAAAGAAAATCGAACCAAAGATGAGAACTTTCGTTCCGGTGGTCGTTCGTGGTGAAGAATCGCAGGGCGTAAAGTTTTGGGGATTCGGAAAGAACGTTTATCAAGAAATTCTTTCTATCATCTCCGACCCTGATTACGGTGATATCACTGATATGGCAAATGGACGTGATATTGTAGTCGAGTTCAAGACTGCTGAAGAAACCGGAAAGTCTTTCCCTGAGACATCTATTCGGGTCAAACCAAATACGTCTCCGGCGGTGCCTCCAACCGACAAAGACTTGTTGGCTAAACTGTCGAATCAGACAAACATCCTCGAACTCTTCCCAGAGTTGAGTTACGACGAATTGAAGGGCGTGATGGAAGCTTGGCTCCACAGCTCTGAAGCAGGCGAAGAATCTGCACACTCTCCTAGTGCTGAAGCGTCTTCTGAAAACAAGGCCGCACTTGAAGAAGAGGCTCCGGCCCCAAAGGCTGCTCCTAAGTCTCCATCGGCTGCTTCTGCTAAAACAAATTCCGACGATGCTCTAAAAGCATTTGACAATCTGTTCAATTCGTAATAAATTGTTAAAAACCTATCGGGGGAAAGGGAAATATCCTCCCTTTCCCCCGATTTACATACCTATACATTTATGGCAAAATCAAAAAGCACAAGTAAAGTGGAATTTGACGCTAAGGGAGATCGTGATGAATTGATAACTACCCTAGCTACGGAACTTAATAAATCCTCAAAGGATGGAAAAGTTGCATATTTTCTTGACGACCAAGACGATCCATCGACGGTAACAGATTGGATTTCGACTGGTTCTTCTATTTTAGATTTGGCTATCAGTAACAGGCCCAAAGGCGGTTTGCCTGTCGGAAGAATGGTCGAATTTAATGGATTGGAAGGCACAGGTAAAAGCTTGGTGTCCGCACATATAGTTGCTGACACTCAGAAAAAAGGCGGTGTCGCAGTCGTTATCGATACTGAAAACGCTGCTGCTCCAGAGTTTTGGGCAGCACTTGGGGTAAATCTCAAGAACTTATTGTATGTTCAGTGTGAGACTGTGGAAGACATCTTCTCTAAGATGGAAGACCTAATTGCGATAGTAAGAAAGTCTACAAAGAAAAGAATTCTTACTATAATCGTTGACTCAGTTGCTGCCGCATCGACAAAAACTGAACTTGAGAGTGAACACGGTAAAGATGGTTATGCTACCTCAAAATCTATCATCATAAGCAAAGCTATGAGAAAGATAACCACCATGATAGGTCGCCAACAGGTTTTGATTGTTTACACAAATCAACTCAGACAGAACCTTAACGCAATGGCCTTCGGTGACAAATACATCGTATCTGGCGGAAAGGCATTGGCTTACCACTGTTCCGTAAGAGTTCGTCTAAACAACATGGGTAAATTGAAACGAGACGAGTTGGTGATTGGAAATAAGTGTAAGGCTCAGGTTGTAAAAAACAGAATGGGCCCTCCACACCGAGAAGCACAGTTTGACATTTACCATGACAGCGGAATCGCTGATTATGGAAGTTGGTTGGAAGTTCTTAAAACCCACAACATTGTAAAACAAGCCGGTGCTAATTATAGTTACCAGCGAAATGCCGGTGGCGAACCTGTCAAGTTCATGTCTAAGGAGTTCGTCGGATTGTTAGCCGAGGACGAACCATTAAAAGAAGAACTGTATTCAAAAATCTGTGAAGCGGTCATAATGAAATACAAAGACCCGAATTCAAAGATTGTAGAAGATGCGGTAGTTGACGAAGACACTGCCGGCGTGGATGCTTCTGAATAATAATACCTATGGATGCTCTTAATACTGAGGATAAGAAAAAGCTGTATTCTCTTTTTTCAAACATAAAAGAGGACATGAAATCTGCTAGTTTGAATACGTCTGAGTCTTCAAACGTTCTTATAATAGACGCATTGAATCTGTATCTAAGAGTTTGGTCAGTCGTTCCGTCTATGAACGACGATGGTGTTCATACGGGCGGCGTCTCCGGATTCCTAAAGAGTCTTGGAGCCGCCGTCCGTTTATTATCTCCAACGAAATGTATCTTGGTATTTGATGGACAAGGCGGAAGCTTAAAACGAAGAAAGATATATCCGGATTATAAGAGCAAACGTCGAACTAAAATAAGAATAAATCGGACTTACGTAGATAATTCTTCTCCTGATGAAGAAGAACAGAATCTTAAAAAACAATTAGTTAGGACGTTAAATTATTTGGATTACTTGCCGGTGACTGTCATGGCGGTGGATAACGTAGAGGCGGATGACGTTATTGCTTATTTAGCCTTGGAAAAATTCAAAGACAGTCAGATAACTATAATGTCGTCTGACAAAGACTTTCTTCAACTTGCCAGTGACCGAATAAAGATATGGAGTCCTGTAAAAAAGAAGTTATATGGTTGTGCGGAACTGTTGCAAGAATATGGTGTAAGCTGCCAAAACTTCATAAATTATAGAATCCTCGAAGGCGACGATAGTGATAATATAGATGGGATACATGGTGCGGGATTAAAAACTATACTAAAGTGTTTCCCAATTTTCGCTGAACCTAATAGATATACTGTCGAAGAGATTTGTAACTACGCTGAAACCCATAAGGGGAAGTATAAATTGTATAATACGATTTTGGAAAATCGTTCCATCCTTGAAAGAAATTACGCATTGATGCAGTTGAATACCTCCGAAATGCAGGGATTTACCCAATTACGAGTAAATGAGATTATAGATTCAAATGCAACACGGCTCAACCGATTTGAATTCAGCAAATTAGTCACCGAAGACAAGATTTGGAATAATATACCTAACTATCAAATATGGTTGTCCGAAAGTTTTGGAAAACTTGATAATTTTGTTAAAGTGGTGAAGTGATTTACTATTTATAATCGGAAGCTATACAACCCGTCGGCAAAAAGGGCCCGTTCAGAAATGAACGGGCCCTTCGACTTTTATGTTCAATTATTCAACCCAGCCAGGTGGAGGGGAAGCATATTTTGGAAAACTTTTGGGAAATGCCACTTGACTCGTCCTTGGTTGTATGATTCCCATACTTATCAAAGACTGTCTTGAAGCATAATAGATTTCAAATCGTTGAGTTTTTTCTCCACGAGTGAATTCCGTTTTAGTTACTTTACTTTCCTTAGATTTCCCCCAACCGGAACCCATATCAAAAGAACGCACGTCAGCGACACTTTTACATGACAAACCCTCGGCACCATCAGTCTGCGATAGATAACTTGCGTTTATTGTCTTGCTCGAATATGGTTCTATAGATTTCAGTGTATATGAAGAGTCGGAACTATCGTTGTTCATGGATATAAGTGTGCTTGTGCTGGTTAAAGTCCAATCTACATAAGGTTGGTGTTCGTCATAAACAATCACCCCAATGACTCCACAGTTGGCAATCGAACCGTCATTTTTAGATCCTGCGTAAGACTGTGATTTCTTCACAAATTTAAACGCACCAACTTTTTCATCATTGTATCTGAACCCTTTTATTCTATATGAAGAATAAGCACCGATGACGTATCCAGAGTCTTCGATGGACGACTGTTCTCCGGTCAATACATTCAAACCGTCTACACTTGCAACGGCTAGAATTCGGGAAGGACCGTGATTTTTTATTGATATTTCGTATTCGCTACCTTCTTTGGCTTCGACATACACTTTTCCGTCTTTGTGGTATTTGGCGACGGAGTTTCCATTCACGAGGATTGATACCTCGGACAATGCATAGTTTAACATAGTTTTTATCTTTCTCTTTATGAAAGCTGGTCATACACCAGATTCCGAGTATAAGTATGGCGGAAATGTTAAAAAAATTTGTATATTTTCTAGTGGGTGTTAACATTGTGACACATGGAAACTAAAATTATAGATAACCTAAAGAAATTTGGAGCGGAGTTCCAACTAAAGTGCATATCAAGTCTTTTAAGCGACAAGTCTTTCTTGGAAAGAATTTCTGACATAGTAGATCCCTCCAGTTTTGAATCCGATGCTCACCAGTGGATAGTAAAGACCATTATAGAATACTTTTTGAAATACAAGGATGTGCCGACACTGAATGTATTTAAAGTTCAAGTGGATACTATTGAGGTGGAACTCCTAAAGAAGTCGGTTGTAGAACAATTGAAAGTGGTATATCAAAAAATCAGTGACAGCGATATAACTTTCGTAAAAGAACAATACTTGGAATTTTGTAAGAACCAGAAGATGAAAAGCGCTATTATGGATAGCGTGGATTTGATAAAATCTGGTGAATACGATAAAATCTCTCACGTCGTTCAAGATGCCTTGAAGGCTGGTATGGAAAGAAACGTCGGGCATTCTTATATGACTGATGTTGAAGCACGTATGTCGGTCATGGCTAGAAACACCACCAAAACAAATTGGGTCGAAATCGACTCCATAATGGATGGTGGCTTGGCTCCAGGAGAACTTGGAGTTATAACCGCGTGTGCTGGTTCCGGTAAGAGTTGGGTATTGTCGAAGATAGGTGCGGAAACGATGAAACAAGGCAAGAACGTAGTTCACTTTACTCTTGAGTTGAATGAAAATTACGTCGGACTAAGATACGATGCGTGCTTTACTGGAATAGATTTCCAAAATGTAAGGAAGAACATAGATATAGTTAAGGCCAAAATCTCTCAGGTTCCCGGAAAACTGATTATAAAATACTTCCCAATAAAAACTGTCTCGGCTCACAATCTTAAACTCCACATTGAGAGAATACAGATGCTTGGAACAAAGGTCGATTTGGTTATAGTCGATTATGCGGATATTTTGAGGCCAAGTTTGTCGGAAAAGAACAGTAACAGTTATAGTGAAGCTGGCGGTATTTACGAAGAACTCCGTGGAGTTGCAGGAGAACTTCAAATTCCAATTTGGACGGCGTCACAGAGCAATCGTGCCGCAATGGATGAAGATATTATTCAGGCCAATAATATCTCCGACAGTTACAGAAAGATAATGACCGCTGACTTCGTTATGAGTTTGTCTCGTAAGGTAAACGACAAGGTAAGTAACACGGCGAGATTCCATATAATTAAAAACCGATTCGGTCCTGACGGAATGACGTTCCCAAGCCGAATGAACGCCGGTTGTGGCGACATCCAAATATTCTCAGAATCTTCACGGGAAGGAATCGCTGCAATATCCGAAATGAATGAGGGAGAAAACATTGTTAAGAAAATGATTTCTAACAAATGGAAGTCACACATGGGTTCGGATGATGACGAATAATTCACTATCAATTTATTTTGAAAAACACAAATATATTTTGCTAAAAAGTTTTTAACAAAGTGACGATAATCAAAAAATTGACAATAATTATTTTTCACAAAAGGAATAAAGTTTAGTATGACAGAAATTATTACGCAGGATTTTTTAAAGAGGTATAAAAACAAACAACCAAATTGGGGATTCGGTGAACTTGGATATATAGTTTACAAGAGAACCTATTCAAGAATAAAAGAAGACGGCAATTCAGAAGAATGGTGGGAAACCGTTGCTAGATGCATAAACGGTGCTCAGAAAATCGGAGCCAAATACACCAAATCAGAAGCAGAACGTTTGTATGATTTGGTTTTTAATCTGAAATGCAACTTCGCGGGAAGAATGCTCTGGCAATTGGGCACATCCACTGTTGATCGATTTGGTGCTAACAGTCTATTGAACTGTTGGTATGTTTCCATGAAAGAACCAAAGGCATTTTTGTTTCTTTTTGAGAATTTGATGCTTGGTGGTGGTGTTGGTTTTAGCGTTCGTAGAGAGGACGTTCACGAACTTCCAAAAGTCTTAAAGGGCGCCGGTGCCATTCACAAGAATACAAAGGACGCTGATTTTATCGTTCCTGACACTCGTGAGGGTTGGGTAAAATTGTTAGAACACACGTTGAACGCCTTTTACGTCACCGGAAAACCATTCACTTACTCAACCATTTTGGTGAGAGGCGCTGGCGAGGTGATAAATGGATTCGGTGGAAAAGCGTCCGGCCCAGGAATCCTTGTAGAAGGAATCACAAAAATCTGCAAAATATTTTCCGAACGGGAAGGCAAGAAATTGAGAAGCATAGATGTTCTTGATATATGTAACATTATCGGAAGCATTGTGGTTGCCGGAAACGTCCGTCGGTCAGCCGAAATTGCGCTTGGTGACCCTGACGACATACTCTATTTGAGAGCGAAGAATTGGTCTAAACAAAATATTCCAAACTGGCGGGGAATGTCTAATAACACTATTTACGTGGACGACTATGAACATATCATGCCTGAGGTTTGGACTAATGGATATGTTGTAAATCCGGAAACAGAACACGCAGACGGCGAACCGTATGGATTTTTCAATCTTCCTCTTTCTCAAAAATATGGAAGGCTTATTGACGGACCAATGAAGAACAATTCGATGTATCCATCCGACATGGATAATGTAATTGGCACCAATCCATGTGGAGAAATATCATTGGCGGATTATGAATGTTGTAATTTGTCGGAATTGTATCTAAACAACATTACTTCCAAGGAAGAACTTTTTGATGCAGCAAAGTTGCTCTACAAGACTCAGAAGGCTATCGCTGCACTCAACTTCATTCACGATGAAACCAACAAGATAGTTCATAAAAACATGAGACTTGGATTGGGCGTCACCGGCGTATGTCAGTCGCTTGATAAAGTTGATTGGTTGGATGAGTGTTATGTCAAACTTAGAAAATTTGACAAGGAGTGGAGTAAAGAACGTGGTTGGCCAGAAAGTGTAAAGTTGACCACAATAAAACCGTCAGGAACTCTTTCTATATTGGGTGGTGCTACTCCAGGAATCCATCCTGCTTATAGCGAGTATTATTACAGAACGATCAGACTCTCAAGCACCGATCCTTTGGTGACTATTTGTAAGGATTCTGGCTACCGTTGTGAATATCTGTTGAGAAATGATGGCACAGAAGACCACGGCACGGTGGTTGTCTACTTCCCATGTAAATCCACCAATGAATCTATTTTGGCGAAGGACATGGGAGTAATAAATCAGTTGGAATTGGTTAAGAAGTTACAACGACTGTGGAGCGATAACTCGGTCAGTGTGACTGCTTACTACTCTATGGAAGAATTGAATCATCTCAAAGATTGGTTGAAAGAAAATTTCCAAAAAAATGTCAAGAGTCTGAGTTTCTTGTTAAGAAAAGAACATGGATTCAAACAGGCCCCATACCAAGAAATAACCAAGGAACAATACGCTTCTGCTTCGGCAAATCTTAAAAGACCGTCTCACAAATCCATTTCCTCGGGGGAAACCATTCAAGGGATTGAATGTGAAGGTGGAATTTGCCCAATAAGATAATAAATTCTCGACTTTATTATTATAAATTAATACTTATTGATAACTGTGTATGTTTGAACCTACGTTAGAAAATATCGTATCAGCCTTAACTATTATTGGATTGTTAGCTAAAGGAGGTTGGGTGGTTTTCAAGTTCGCTCGAAAACAATACTTAAATCTAACTCGTGTTCACGACCAAGTTGACAAAATCTTCAAAGAAATAATCCCTAACGGCGGAGGATCTATAAAAGATAAGGTCAATTTCATGTCGAAAGAGATAATAACCAACACAAAAATGACTGAACAGATATTCCATCGCCAACGATGGATGATGGATCATCGGGCTGAAGCTATATTTGAGGCTCAACTGTCTGGGGAATATTTTTGGGTAAATAAACCTTATTGCAAGTTGGTCGGAAGGGATTCTTCTCACTTACTTGGTCATAATTGGAAAAATACTATCTTAGAAGAAGATCGTGAAAGAGTGGTTTCAAATTGGGAAGCAAGCGTAAAGGATGAAAGGAACTTCGAGGACGAATATAGAATTATTATGCCTGACGGAAAGATCATCAAAGTCGTCTGTTCAGCTAATCCGGTTTGTGGGCATGGATATATAGGAAGTCTCCAGTTAGCCACAGATGCGTGTGTTTCTTGCCCGGCTCATAAAGACGAAAAAAAGTTGTAATATTAAGTTTTCTTGATAGATTGGAACTTAATGACAGTTCCAAAAAATAAGGAAGCCCCATTTATCAAAGAGAAGGTTTATCTAAGACAGATAAACAAGAATGTGGCTAAAGAGATGATTGTAAAAAATCATTACACCCACAAATGGAGTCTTTGTCAGGTTGCCTACGGTGTATATTACAAATCTGAATCCGATAATAAATATTTCGATGGTGAAGGAGTCGGTGACACCTTAATAGGCTGTTTGATATACGGTCAGCCTGTAGGTCGAAGTGCCGCAGCCTCTTTATCAGAATTACTATCCATAGACGAAGTATTTGAGTTAACTCGACTTTTTATACATGATGGGTATGGTAGAAACATAGAAAGTTACAGCATAACCCAATCCTTCAAGTTGTTAAATAAAGAGTTCCCAAAAATAAAGGCCGTGTTAAGCTATGCGGATGGAGAACAAGGTCATGCGGGGGTGATATACCAAGCAACCGGATTTTTGTATCAAGGGAATTCCTCATTAGCTTTAATGCCTAATTATAGTTTAAGTTTAAGTGGTCCACCTGATTACAATTGGATGCATAGTAGGTCTGTAACGTCTAAGTGGGGAAGTTGTAATATAGAACATTTAAAAAACTGTATAGGAAAGACGTTTTGGTTAAAAAAGGAGTCTACCAAACACCGATATGTAATTTTTATAGGAAACAAGAAGGAGAAACGAACCCTCCAAAAGAGTTTAAAACACCCAATCCTTCCATACCCAAAGTCCTGTAATTATGTGGAGGAAATTAGAGAAATTCCTGTCGAACCCAAAACGAACAATTTTTTCTAAAGATTGTATTTTACATCGATATTTATACACATGACAATCAAATTATCCGACTTAAAAAGAATTATACGGGAATCCGTAGATGAAGCAATTGATGAAATGTATGGTTCAAAGGGGACAGATATATCCGGTAAAGGACAAACCTCTGTGGACGACTTGTTTAATAACGGAAGTATGGTGGTGGCTTTCTCGGACATAGAAGACATTGCATACGTCTTGGAACACGATGCAGCAGACGCAGAGAAGTTGTATCAACATCTGCTTGATTATGCTGAAAAGTCCGCAGCTGAATTTGGTTATACGAAAGATGTTCGTGGAGATTTCTTTTCAAAACAATCGTCTTCAAGCAAGAGTCCGGTTAGGGTAGATGACGACGGATTTGCAGGAAACACCGAACTCCAGGAAGGCAAGCTCGCCACGTTAAAGAAGCTCATATTTGAGGCGATAGAAGAGATAAAGGCGGAATCAAAATCCGTCGAGGAAGATATGAAGTCGGTATCACGAGTTCTCAAAGAACACAATAAGCTGTTGTCTTTGAAGAAGAATAAAGCAGGACACTATGAAGTATCTGGATGCTCTCCTACTCAAATAGAAATTCGTCCGATGATGAAAGATTCGTATGATGTGATTTTCATAAAGAACGGAACTGACCGGGAGAAAAAGATGAATTTGAACGCAAAAGGAGTCAGAGATTTCTTGAAGAAGAAGTTGGAAGATGATCTCGGATATACACAAGTGACATACAACCAAGCCGCAACTCAGGTTTCAGATGAAACGTCGAAGTCGAAGGGATTGCCTGATTCAAGTCTTGATAACTTCAAAACCGTCGAAGACAAAAAGACAAAAGACAAGGATTTTAATGAATCCGAAGTTAAAGATGAAAAAGACCTTCCAGAGAAGCCTATGTCTGAAGTAGGCAAGATCAAAACTCAATCCGACCATGACGGTGATAAAGGTAAAGCAAAATACGTTTTCCCAAAACAAAACAAAGAGGAAAAGTCGCACGTCGTGAAGGGTGGAAAAGGTAAAGAGTTGAAATTGCCTTTGAAGAAAATAAAGAAAAAGTGATTTAATTTAATCACAGTTGACTTATTTTTGATCTGTGATATGTTGGTGGTGATGGAACCTACTGACATTAAAAAACGGCTAAAAGCCCTCGTTTCCAAAAAGCCTGACACGCTCATCATTAGTGATTTGAAGTGGAAGTATTTGTGTAGAAACGTGATTCGTGGAAAAAACATCCTTATCTTGGGTCCAACTGGTTGTGGAAAAACCCTAGCGGTAAATAGCGTGGGAAAACTGTTTGTTCCTGATGAAAATTATTTTTGTTTCAATTTAGGAAGCACCCAAGATGCCCGGGTTTCTCTAATAGGAAATACCAATTTTGACAAAGCCACGGGGACGGTATTTAATGAATCCAAATTCGTTTCGGCCATCCGGACGGAGAATGCAATAATTCTGTTGGATGAAATTTCTAGAGCGCATCCGGATGCATGGAACATATTAATGTCCGTTTTGGACCCTATTCAGAGATACTTGAGACTGGATGAACACCGTGAGGGTGAAATTGTGAAGGTGGCTAAAGGGGTTACTTTCCTCGCCACCGCTAACGTAGGAAACGAATATACATCCACTAAAGTAATGGATCGTGCTTTATTGAACCGATTTAATGTGAAAATCGAAATGGAACCATTGGGACTTTCGGATGAATTCAATTTGTTGAAAAATAGACTGTCAATCACAGACGAAACCGAGTTGGAGACGCTTAATGCTCTGCTTAAAATTTGTGAACACACCAGAAACGAAATCAAAAAACCAGAATCTAAATTGTCGAATTTCATTTCTACAAGAGATGCGGTTGAGATGGCGGAATTGATAGTTGATGGGTTCTCATTGGTGGAGATCGCTGAGAATGTCATATATCCTAATTTTGAGGCAGATGGTGGAGTCGATAGTGAAAGAACGTTTGTAAAACAGATAGTCCAGAAATACGTGGCTGCCCCAAATCTGCCTAAGACGTTGTTCCCATCTTCCGGAGGCACGGCTGCTTCTACTCCGGTACCGGATTCAAAGGTTCCATTTTAACGTGTGAATACAGTACATTCAGATTTTTGGTTGCCTGACATTGTAGAATCTGACGGAGATTCACTTGAATACGTTCATTTGATAAGATTGGCACAGAACAAACGTGCGATAAGTAACTTTGTCAACATACTTACGCAGAGAAATATACCTGTATATTTTAACACAAAGGATAAAAACGTTACGGATGGTGAGGTCATATATCTTTCTCCTAAACTTCAAACCCGGAAAGATTTCGATGTCGCAGTGGGATTATCTTTACATGAAGCTGCGCATATAGTTGAAAGTGATTTCACGATACTAAAAACTTTATGGCAACGAACGCCTAGAAAACTGTATGACGCAGCAATAAAACACAACATAGACAAATCTAACATAGTCAAATTTTTAAAAACTATGTTGAACTATGTAGAAGATCGTTACATAGATTCAATGATTTATAGAGATGCTCCTGGCTACAGAGGATATTACATTGCTTTATACGAAAATTACTTTAACTCGCCAATAAATTCTGTCGCACTGAAATCCAATGTATACAGATTTCCAAGTATCGCTGCTTACGAGTTTCGTATATTAAATTTTACCCATCCAGATTCGGATTTATCTGCTTTGCCGGAGTTGGATGTAATTTATAAATTAATCGATTTACCTAACATACTTCGGCTTAAAACCCCTAATGACCGATTTTTGATTGCAGTGGAAATGTGTGAAATTGTATTGAAAAATATAGGTAAAGAAGACAGTAAAAAGAAATCGTCAGATTCACAAGACCAGTCTAATAAAAATGGAAAGTCTGATGAAATCGCGAAATCCGGTGAGAATGGTGAAAAAGGTGCCGGTGCTGGTGAAGAGAATGGTGAAAGTTCGGATGAACCAGCCGCCGCGGATGGTGAAAAAACAAAGGAACCGGATGGTTCCGATGACGTGTTGGGAGGATCCCAAGCCGAATCTACTGTTTCATCGGAAGATAACGCCTCGTCCGACCCCAATGATTTAGAAACCGGAAAAGGAGACGTATCGGGAATAAATGAAGACAAGCTTGACAAGGCAATAAAAAAACAAAAAGATTTCGTAAACGGAACCCTGCGACTTCCTGTGTTGAACGATAAAGATGCAACTACAGTTTCTTCTATAGAAAATAGCGGAATGAGTTTAATCCGAGTAGGAAAATCACTTACCGGAGAGGGAAACGGTTTAGATGGAATTGAATGTGTGGTTGTAAAAAAACTTACTGACGAACTTTTAAATGACCCTTCGTTTCCGATGTATACGATGAATTTACCGGTATTTAATATAAATTCAAATCCAAATGAGGCAGCTGTATCCGATGGGTTGGTTTTAGGCAGGCTTCTCGGAAAAAAGTTACAAATACGTGATGAAGAACGTATAACAAAGTATAATAGACAAAGATGTGGAAAGATTGATAGACGAATTTTATCGGAGATCGGCCACGATTATTACAATATATTCTACACGGTTAAATCAGACAAATTTAATAAAATTTCGTTACATATCTCAGTTGACGCTAGTGCATCAATGGCAGGGAAAAAGTGGAGAAAAACCGTAACGTCCGTAGTTGCCATCTGTAAGGCTGCTTCGATGACGACCAACATAAAAACCTCAGTCAGTCTAAGAACGTCGATTGTGACGAAATCTTCTGGTACACTTCCTTATATTGTTATTGCATACGACTCAACGAAGGATTCTATAATCACGCTCGCGGAAAGATTTAGAAAATTATCACCCAATCATACAACTCCGGAAGGACTTGCGTTTGAGGCGATAATGGATTCTATTCCAAATAAACTGAACATGGATGAAGACCACTATTTCCTTAATTTTTCTGATGGAGAACCGTGTTTTTCTACAGTGGTATCTGATACACCATTTCTTTATACAAAAGAACCTGCGGTAGAACATACCAGAAAACAAGTTTTAAAAATAAAACAGAAGGGGTATAGGGTACTTTCATACTTTATAGAAGATGAATCTAATCATAGACCGGACCTCAAAACAAACTTTGAAAGAATGTATGGAAAAAATGCTGCTTTTGTTGACGTTAATAATATAACCAAAATAGCAAACACGTTGAATGCTATGTTTTTAGAAAAAGATTAACTTTTTTAATTTTAACTGTTGACATGACAAAATCTTATGGTAATCTTGTAATTGTAGGATAAAAACAAATATGAAAAATACAAACACAAATACACAACCAACAGGCTCAACCTCAACTAAGACGGGTCGCAAGAACCGAACCAAGTTAACTGAGGTGTTGCCTGAGAGTGGATTTTATACAAACGAAATGCTTTTTGCTTTGAACAAATCCTTCAAAGAAATCACTCTCCGCGTGAGAGTGAAGAAGCTCGTTGAATCGGGGAAGGTTTTGGAAGTTGGCACATTGCACCAACCGAAGGGCCGGCCCGCCATTGTTATGGCCACCGCTCCTGTCAGTAAGGAAACTTGGGCGAAGATTGCCGCTGCCGGTGTTCTCTTGAATGAGAAGTATTCCGTTAATGTGGTTTCCATCGGAAACACCGAAAACACCACTGAGACTGCTGCTGTTTCGACCACCGATTTAGTTTCGGCCTAATACATAACTAAAATCACGAAGAAAAGGGACACATTAGTGTCCCTTTCTTTTTTCATATATTTTACCAATTTTTATATAATCCTCGTTGGTTGTATAGTAATTTATCCTTATTGTCGTGGGGAGATTCTTAATGACTGCGGCCACCCGATTCTTACTACCGTATATGATTGGTTGATTTAGTTCTGAGTCAAATAAAACGCAATTCGTTGCGTCAATTTCTATATAATGAAACAGCGTTTCTTTTGTGTTGATTTTCTTGAAAGTCATGGTAGTGTTATTAATAAGTATGAGTTCTCCTAACGATTTTTTTGATGTAGTTGAGTTTGATTACGAAAAGGAAAAATCCGCATTTTTAAACAACATGAATATGTTGAAAAATATGGATGTGCATGAACAGACATTTTATAAGAAGTGGTATGAACTTCAATTTTATAGAAGCCTAATCTCAAATTCATCCGTCACCAAATCTAAAATATGGAAACCGAGTGACATAAATGATGAAAAACTTACGGTGGCTCAAATAGAATCCATGTCGCCTACAATAGAACTCGCCACCGAATTATCGGAAAATGACTGGCTAATGATGCGACTTTTTTGCCATACAATGGAATTTAGTCAGACACCCGGAAGATTCTTGAGATTTATAGTTCACGATGGCAGTGAGGAGAAACGGTTATTGGGTGGAATATCCATTTCAAGTGACGTTATTGCGATAACTGACCGAGACAAATATATCGGTTGGACTGCTGACGATAAATTGAAGGGAGTCAAACGTATAAATAACAGCGCAATAGGAAGTTGCATAATGTCTACTCAACCATTTGGTTATAATTTTCTTGGAGGAAAGCTCGCCGCGTGTTTGGTGACAACCGAACCCGTTCGTTCGGTTTGGAAGAAACAATACGGTGTTATAATGGCTGGAATGACTACCACCAGTTTATACGGAAGTTATAGTATGTATAATAGTTTAAAGTGGTGGCATAAATGTGGAACAAGTGCGGGAAAAATGCCCATAAAACCCGACGACGCTGTTTATGAAGTCTGGCATCATTGGCTTCAAAAGAATCATCCAAAAGAATATGCTTCAATGATGGAACAGAAGCCCGGAGTTTCCGGCCCAGTCACAGGAGCAAAACAAAGGGTAATTTCAAGAATATTCAGTGAGTTGGGAATCAAAAGCAGTGACTACGTTCACGGATTTGAACGCGGGACGTATTACAGTTCTTTCTACGAAAATACTAAGGAGTTTTTGTGTAATAAAATCAAAGAAGAAGACCTTAAAATTAAACCACTATTTGAATCGGGCAGGGAAGGAATCGTTGAGTGGTGGAGGCCTAAAGCCATAGAGAGATATAAGAAACTGAAGTCGGAGGGTAAACTTAAATCCGACGTTCTTTATTACAATGACATGATAGGAATGTCATATAAACAAGCTAAGGAGAAATACTTAAATGAAGTCGGAAGATAAGAAAAACATCAAAATAAAAGAACTCGGAGACGAGTCAACAGTTTTCATTTCTGAGAATGGTATAAGACTTGCTCAAGGATATAACAGAGTAGTTTTTGGTGGCCGAGGCGCTTATGTGGAGTTTTCGCCGAAACATATGTGTTTGAAAAATATCCATATACCAGAAAATCAGTTATTTAGATTGAGTGATTTGAGGATATATTACATAGAATTTAGAAGCAGCGATGAATCCAACGTCAAGATATACTATCAAATGAAAACTGTGGCATACGCTGATTATAAGATAGGTATGTTTTATATGTGCCCGACCCAAATTTATCTTTTAGACGGAACGGTTGTATTGAATAGATTGGTTGAAAATGAAAAGAGTGTAGAATTTTTTGAATGACCTATGAATACTATAGAACTGAATAAATCCAATGAAGGTGTAATGGAACAAATAAAGAGACACAGCTTTGACGGGCTTGTTCTGTGTTTTGCTGGAGTAGGTTCTGCCTGGGCGAGAAAAAACGCCAACACCAGTTTAATCATTGCAAAAGAAGGAAAGACTATTCTCGTTGATATCGGAACAAATATTCCAATCGAATTGGAAAGAATGGGGGTAAATTTATTGGATTTCGACTACTATCATTTCACACACTCACACGCAGACCATGTTGGCGGCGTCGAAGAACTTCTTTTAAAGATGAGATATATTAAGAGAAAGAAGGCCAAAGTAATAATCACAAACGAATATCAACAGACTTTGTGGAACGAAACTCTAAAAGGAGGGTGTGAGATAAACGAGAACGGATTGCTCAGGTTCACCGATTTGGTGGAAGTAATTCGTCCAAACTGGGAGGCCGGCCAACCGAGAGAAAAATATCATATAAAGTTGGACGGAATTTTGGATTTTGAAATTTTTAGAACTTTCCATGTTCCGGGTGATGTAAACAGTTGGGAAAAGGCGTTTTGGTCGACCGGATTGGTGTTGGATAACCGAACGGTGTTTACCGCTGACACCAGATTTGATTTGAGTATATTTGAACATATAGACTTCTCTAATATAGAGTCGATATTCCACGACTGTCAGCTATCTGGTATGGGAACAGTCCACGCCACTTATGAGGAACTGACGAGATTATTGCCGTCTTACAAACACAGAATGTATTTGACCCATTACGGAGATAATTTTGATGGATTTAATCCAGAACAGGACGAGTTCGCCGGGTTCGCAAAATCGTGGACAATATATAAATTCAACTAATATAAAAAACAAATTCTGAAAAATGATGTTGACAGTTTAGTGTATTGGGATTAAAGTATTCACACAAGTTCGATGTAACATAGTGTTAATAATCGAAAATAAAAAAACAAAACAAAAACATATGATAACTCGTAGAAACAAAAAGAACCGCACAGCGTTTGTATATGACTCCGTTGGAACCTTTGAGGCCTTCGTGTCACAGACATTTCGTGGTGCAAAGCAGGGCAACAGACTCACATTAAGAGATGGTGACGACCGCGTTGACATTTATGGCCGTGAGCTTCGTGTTTTGAGAAACGTCTTGAATAAGGCGAACGTGCTCGCTTCCCGTGCTTAATAAGTTGTAGTAGATGATACCGTTAATAACAATCATCGTCACACTTATTAGTTGGTTATATCCAAAATTTATACCGATCATCTTAGGGTGTTCGGTATATTTTCTTTTTTACCAGAAGAGGTTTTTTACAAAAAACCTCACCAGCCAAGACGAGAACAATAAATACTTCAGGAACGATATAAATTCTTTAAGCTCCAGTGTTTCTACGTTAAACTTGTCACACTCAAAATTGAGAGAAGAATATGGCAAGACCAAAAAAGAAATCCACGACCTCAACCGAGAACTTAGACGACAAAAAGACAAAGACCTTATTCGATCATGTAAATCAGATCCGAAACATAAAGAATCCTAAGTATTTTGATGGGCTGACTGCTGGAGACAGAAAATCTTTCAATCATTACATGATATGTAGGTTCTTAAGCATGGACCCGTCCTGTATAACCGAAGTGGCTTATTTGTGTAAGGTGTTTGATAAAATGGATGGAAAGTCGTTTTACAAAGTTGCTTGCGCATTAACTGTTCCTGTAAGATATACCCCATACATAAAAAGTAGGTCGAAAAAATTCAACGACGAGTTGATTGGGTATATTTCAAAAAAATATGAAGTATCTACTTCGGAAGCGGAGGATTATTGTAAGATTTATATGTCGACCGACGAAGGAATCCAAAATTTGAGGGAATTGTGTCAAAACTTCGGGTTGACTGAAAAACAGATAGATAAACTTTTAGAATATGAAAACTAAATACATAGGAGTCTCTGGTGTGGCCAGAGTTGGAAAAAATTTGTTCTGTGATATAGCGTCGGATATTTTGTATAAAGAACGTGGGTTAAGCTCTAAGACTTACTCATTGGCCAATTGTCTAAAAAAAGATTGTGAGGTATTTTTGAGAGATAAGCTGGGGTTGAATGTTTGGTCAGAAGACACTCTGGAAAAATCCATATTTCGTCCGCTTTTAATTTGGTATGGTGGGGTAAAACGAAATGCAAGTAAAGGTCGTTGTTGGATAGAGATGTTAGACCCAGACGTAAGAAAATCCACGGCCGATATATGTTTTATTAGCGACGTTAGGTTTTGTAAATATGCCAATGATGAGGCATATTGGGTTCAGACGGAACTTGGTGGCAAGTTGGTTCATATTTCAAAATTTAGTTATTTGAGTAGTGAGAAGGTTTACACTCAACCTGCTTCGCAGGATGAAACCGTAAATGACCCCATGCTTAAACATATCGCTGACGCAAGTATGGAGTGGATGGATTCGGGAGAGCATACATATGAGTCCGCCCGAAAATGTCCTATCTTAATAGAACAAGTTAGAACCGTCATTAACACTTTGGTATAATGGATAATCTCTACAATAACGGTGATGCATTCTTTGAGATAGAAAAAGAATCGTCGCCAATTGTATTGGTCAGATGTGAGACTTCTGCCCAAAACAAGTTATTTAGGGATACGATAAACACGCACCATTCTTATGTAAAATACAAAGACTCTCCCACGAGAAATCTGAGGTACCTTGTATATGAGGGTGCTAGTGGAAACCATGTCGGTTCGGTTGGAATAAGCAGTGCTACAATTGCGGTGGCCTGTCGTGATGAGTTTATTGGATGGAAAAATGAAACCAAGATGAAACACTTAAACAAACTTGCGAACAACAGTAGGTTTTGTCTTGTAAAGTCTAATATCACGATAAAGAACGTCGCAAGTATGTGTTTGAAACGGCTCCGAATCGAAGGAGCAAAGGATTGGTTGGAGAAGTATGGTGATCCGCTGATTTTGATAGAGACGTTTGTTCAGCCGGAAAGAGATTCTGAGTTTAATGGTAAAGACAAACGTAATGGAAGTTGTTATCTTAGTGACAATTGGATAAATGTGGGGATGACTTCTGGGGCCAGTATTCAAAAATCTCCGCTTTTGTTATGGGCCAAGGAAACCGGCGAACGAGGAAGATTGGCAAGAGAAAATAAAGAGGAGTGTCTTAAAAAATATGGAAAGTATTTAGGCGAACACAACGGCAGTGGATATAAAGTCACTGAAAGTAAGAAAAAAATTGTGTTTGTCAAACCTTTAGTTCATAATTGGAAAAAGATATTAAATAATGAGTGACTTTTTTGAATATACCCAAAAGGATTTAGTTGCGAAGTATAGAATTTTGGTTTGGCCAAACATAACATACTCCGAAGACTTGGAAAAGGATTCCTACGTGGTGGTGTTGTCCAATGTCATACGTGAAGTCAATAAAATTGTCCCTGGGATATTTTGGTCTATAGTTACTCCCAAAGA